GCATAACATCATCTTATTTCCATCCCATTTATTATATACATTGGCAAAGGGATCTGAATCTAGTATCTCTTTCAATGTAAGTTTGTTTAAATCATTATTTATATCTTTGAATGTATCCTTCATTTGCCACTGCTGTATCCTAGACACATATCTTCCGTCTAGTTTCTTTCTACTAAGATGTCCAAAGTAACTGCAAGGCCAGACTGTTCCGTCATGGTTTATTCTAACTTCATATCCACCACCAAAGTCGTGATTAGCACTACAACGGATACATGCCGTAGAGTGCTGGTTAAAGTTCTCTATGTTGTCCTTGTACTCAGAATAGTCTAATGTGTCTATTATGTTAATAAAATCCCTTGTTCTTTGTGATATAGGTTTAATAGTTCTATTGTTTGCAGGATATATCTCATATAATATATTGTAGTCTTTATCCTTAGCTGGCATTGGTTTACCTTCAAAGCCATTAGGGTTCTTGAATCTAATCTCAAATCCAAAACTATCTGCCAGCTCTCTAGCCTTTTCTATTTGGTGTTCATTGTGTTTAAATTTAAGATACTCCCAGATACCTGTGGCTCCTGTGCTACTGTATGTTTCCATAGCATTCATAACCTTAGGCCATTTAACATTTCGTCTGTATATGTGATTTGTATCGTGTAAGCCGTCAACAGAAAATATTACATAGCTGTTGCTGTTCATGGACATACCTAAATCATACCAAAACTTCTCGTTCTTCATACCACCGTTGGTGTTAATTTGTATTGTGGGAGAGTGCATGGTAGCTTTGTTGATGTGATCTATAATATGTACTATATCTGGAGCAGTACAAGGGTCACCATAGTCTCCAGCGAATGTCCACATCTGTATTTGTTGTATAAATTCTATTGGGAATGTATCCTTAAACCGTTCAAGTGAATAAGCTCCTTCAACGATATTAGGATTTAGATTAGGTGAGAAGTCCTCATACCTTGGACACCAAGGACAAATAGAATTACAAAGAGTCGAGAGTTCTAAATGTACGCTCTTTATGTTTTCGTATTTCCAATATTTACTTGGCACTCTTCTTGACAGCCTTCTTCCTAGTCTTCTTAGGTTTTACATAATCAGTAATGCCTAAGTCACCTAGGATAGCTTCAAGTTTTGGATATAGATTTAGAAGTTGTTTATCCTTAACTGCTGTTAAAAACTCTGCTTCCTTGTGATGTACACCTTCAATAATAGACATCCAATTCATCTCACGCTTCCAGTCAGGCAAGTTTGCCATATTAGATGTAGGATCTGTAAAGGATTTAATTCTCCTAAACTCTAGTGTAAGAGTAGACTCTCCCATATCATCTGGTAAGTCCTCTTTAAGTTTAGTTTTCTCTGGCATACCTTCAGGTAAGTTCCATTCTATTTCTTCAGCTCCGACACCCCATCTTGTAAATGGTACTACTGTCTGATTTTTAGCTGCTACTGTTTTTAGTCTCTCGACTTGATCTTTCTTAGGTGCATCAAATACCCAATCAAAAGCCTCATTAATTTGTCTAAATTTAGTTTTACCTGAGGGATCTGTTATTGAATCTGTCATGATTTATTCTCCATTAAAAATTGTATGCCACACTTATACCACCAGCGGATTTATTATCATCTCTACCTTCACCATATGTAGCTGTTATTGTATAGTTTTCAAAGTCCTTACCAATATTTATACCGTAGAAATCATTAGGATCTTGCCAAAAGAATGCTAAGGATACCGTTTCAATAGGGAAGGCATAACTATACTCTGCGAAATGATTATCGCTGTTGTCTAAGTCTTCGTAATAATATGCTGTAAAGCCTCTAAAAGTACCACCAGCATACCACTCTTCTAATTTGTTATCAGGCTCGTTGTTGAAGTTGTATTGTATTACTCCTACATCAATAGCTAGTTCATCATTAATATCATATGAAAATCCTGTATAGAAATCATACTCATAGTCTGAGTTGTCTCCATAGTCTACTTGTGATGCCCATACTCCTGTGTACCAGCCGTTTTGTTCTGCTTCTATTCCTGCTGACATAGCAGCGCCACCTTTCTGACTTACGCCTCTCCAAATATAATCAGAGCCTAGTGTAAAGTTGCCTGATACTTCTACTGAATGTGCATAGAATGGTGTTAAAATTAATGTAATTAGTAATAAATATTTTTTCATTGTCTTCCTGTGTTGTTAAAACTCGTCTATCACATCAACCATACTCATCATTTTATTCTTGATAAAGTAATTCAATAAAGACTGTTTCTCTTTATTAGTCTGTGATTTGTAAGTATTTATAATGTCCTCTTTTATATCCTGAGGTGTTTTGGTTAGATCTACTAGTAAGGAATTACGATTGTATCCATGAGCAGTCTCACCTGTTACAAAATCCTCTGGAGACATAAGTTTCCATTCTGCTAATAGCTTCTTACGGATAGGACGCTGTCTAATACCACTGACAAAGGTATCATCTGGAGATAGCATGTTAGGTATACCGTCTCCCTTATCACCTATAATGATATGTTCTCTCAACACTTGTTCTGCTGGCTCTGTAATAACTACCCATTTCTTTTGTGCTGGTGCCCATTGCCTTACATTAGGCCACTTTTGTAACTGCTGGAAATCATGATCGCCACTTACAATAAGGAAAGGTTCGGGTATTATCTCATCTTCAAATAGAGGACCAGGCTCTCCTAATGTTTGGCTATACTCTGCCAATGTGCCTATCACATCATCAGCTTCTGCACCGTCAACATCAATAACAGGATAAGGAAAGACTTCTGTTAGTTCGTCTCTAACCATATTAAGTGTATCGAATATGTTATTCCAATCCAACCCACTACTCTCTCTGCTAGCTTTCCTGCTAGCTTTGTAGTATGGAAACTCTTTCCTTCTCCAGTAGTGTCTGTTATCACATGCTATAACTAACTCACCAAACTCTTCTCTGTGTCGCTTGTTATAAGATCTAATAGTATTTACTATCATGTGTCTTAGTAAAGGTGCGTTAACTTCTACATCAGAACGGTTTCGTATCTCAGCCATGAAGGCTCCAATTGCCACCTGATTATAATCTATGACTATCATGCTATTGTACCTTTAGGAGTAACATATTAGGATTAATACGAGTCTTAACTTTCATTTGTTTGCCTCGTACCTTACCTACTTGTTCATGTAATGCCTTCTTAGACTTTTTAATTATAAGAGGGAGTTGTTCCTCTGGTTTCCTAAGAGTTTTCTCATAGGACAAGTCATCATCATAACCTTGTATGCTTGTGCCATGTACATTTAGTCCACCAGGATTAGCTGACATATAAAGTCCTAAGCGTTTACGCTTAACATCATATGTCCATACCTCAGTACTGCCTAATATATCAACAGGATTGATAGACGCTATGTTAAAGTCTTTATCAGCCTTCAAGTGTCTCAATCGTGCCACTATCTTTCTAGGGTCTTGAGGTTTCCTGCGCCTAACAGTTTTCTTAGTAGCTGTAAATGAATCAATAGCTGCTAATCCTTCTGTAAGGAATGCTAGGACCTTTCTAGTTGTAGGTGTGTTCCAATGGGAGTAACCTTCAATCAGTTGTTCGTCCCAATCACTCCTACCACCTTTAATCTTACGAACTCTTACAAGTTCATCAACCTCATCTTTAATACTAGATAACTCGTTATGAGCTTCTGCAAGTTCTTTAGGTATCAGAGCAATTTGTTTAAGTAGACTTTCGATACTAGCTGCTTTCTTTCCATCACTTAGGTTATCCATACTCTCATCTGTTGCTGACAATAATTGTTCTAGCTGTGTCCTAATTACTTTAGGTTTAAGTTTAATAACCTCTGCCTTGTTTTTCTTTTCTTCAATAGCTTTGTCACCTTTCTCTAAAAGATAAGGTAGTCTCTTTTCGATATAGTCTCGAAGTTGTTGAGGCATCCAACCTACCTTGGCACTAAACCAGGCATGTTCGCCTATTGAAATGTAACAGTAATCAGGAGCTGCCTTTACTCTATCCTGTATTTTCTTTTCCCACCCAGATTTAGATATCCAGTCTCGGAATGCTTTGTAAGATTCTCTGCTTGAGATTTCTTGGTGAATAAAATATCTAGTGTCTGCCCACGCTTGATATTTCTCTTCCTCATTTTGTGCCAGGCTAAGTTTAGCCCAGTTAGGTTCAGCCATGAGGTACTGACTGCGTTTTTTAAGTTTTGCCATGAAAGGACTCCTTTGTTATTCATAGTACTAATTATAAGAGCTATGAAACTAAAGGTCAAGGAGTCTTTTCGTCTTTTGGTCCTATTGATATTAAACTTGTGTCCAAGTTGACTCTTTATCTGGGTCCTCAGGTGTTTCTCCTAAGTAGATAAAGTTCATAACACTTTCATATCTAAGTGAGCGCCACTCGCCTTTCTCAACATCAAATAATGTTGCTACTCCAGGCCTAGCATTAGGTATGATTTCTTTATTAGTCTCAGGTATAACTGAAGGTAACAGAGTACATCTCATCACACGGATAGAACCGTCTACTTTCTGAAATGTAAACCTACCATAACCTTGCTTTAATAGGTTGGTAGTAGCACTTCTCCACTCATCATTGTTTCTTTCTGTATGAAAGTCTTTCTCTTCTAAATTAGGCATTGTCTTTCCTCTTTTTGTCTATTAACCATTGTAAGTCTACTTCCTTTTTAGGGTCCATAGCAGACTCATTCCCATATTTGGCTGACACCCATGATTCCTCAAGCGTTGGTAGTTCTTTTGGTTCTTCCATTGTCTCAATCATCTCTGGCGTTAGTGTGCCATCAGGTGGTAGTTCTATATCTATGTGTAAGTCTTCAGATACACTAACCTTATCTTCTAAACTAAAGTCAGGTTGTGGTGCTGTTGTTTTGCTAGCCCATGTGCCTTCATCTGGTTTGTCTGCAGGTTTTATAACTTCCTCTTCCACAACATCCATTACCATATCTGGTACTGATGCTACAGCTACAATCCTATCACCTCTTCTTTCCTTTAAACTTAAATTAGCTGCTATTATTAATATAATAGCTAAAGGATCAAATACAAATATAAGTAGCATTATAACAAATTGTACAGCAGAATCAACCGCTGCTGTACCAGAAGTTCCATAAAGTAGTTGTGCTATATATTTAACAGGTCCTACTTCATTGTCTAACTCTCTGACAATAGCTTTCTTCTCAAATAAAGTCTCATTATAATCTTCTATTGTAATATAAACTGCGTCTATTTGTCCTTGCAATGTATCTATTTGTACATCTCTTCCTGTCTGTGCATTTGTTTCTGTATCTCTAAGCCTGTTGATCTCAGCATTAGCATTGTCTATTGTTGCCTGTGTATCTGCTCGGTATTGTGATATTTGATTACGATATCCTGCTATTTGTTGTTCAGCATAATCTCGTAACTCTTTCATCTTAACATCTATAGAATCTCGTTCAACCTTTTGTCCGTCTCTTACTTCTAGTCCTTTTGCTACATTATCTGTACGACTAAAGGCGTTTCCAGTAGTACCTTGGGTCGTATAAGATGCTACTATAGCGTCTAAACCGTCTATCTTTGACTGCTGTAATGCTAAATCTGTGTCTAATGAGGCTCTAATCTTATCTATTTGTTCTTCGGAGTACTCTATGTCACCCTGTATTCTATCCCATGCCGTATCTCGTATCTCTTCCTGCTGTGTAATAGAATCTGCTATATCTAATACGCCACCGTCGTCTATTCTTTGTATCCTTTCTTCCAGAGCTGTTATTTTATTCTTTTCTCTTAGGACTAAGTCTTCTAATCTTGTTACTTGTGCTCCTGCATCACCAGCACTTGCTGCTTGGTCCATATGTGCTTTACTTAAGAATCCAAATATACCTATTGATGTGATTAAGGATAAAACTATAACAGCTAATATCATATAGACTTTCATTAGGATTTGTATTCGTTCCCAATACTGATATACCCAGGATGCTGTTACAAGTTTAGCTATTTCTAATACTACTCCCATTGATAGTATGGATAGTGGTAGGGCAGAAAATATTGCCATTAGTCCTACAATAGAAAAGTATGCAGCTACTGCTGATACTGCCAGTGCAGAGAACAATGTCATTATTATAAATGATAAATTAGATTGTTTAACCATTTGGCCTCCATTGGATAGGTTCAAAGTCTTTCAGAAAGCTAGCTCTTATTCTTACATGTAACATATCATTAACACAATTATCGTCGTGTCGTTGTTGCCATTGTAATAGAAACTCCTGCATTTTTGCTGGTGCTCTGCTTGGAAATTCTTTAATTATCTCTTTTTTTAGTTCGTCTCCATATTCCTTAACGATGGTAGAGCTTCCAAAGTACTTCTCAAATTGTTTGTCTGTCTTGCATGAGTAACCTATATAATATCTACCGTCAGGGAAATATGTGCAGTACACTCTGTGCTTTTTCTTCTCTTTTACTTTTCTTTTAGCCATCAGTGTATTTATATTACCTGTTAGTGGTTCCTGCCACCATCAAATACACATACAAAATATAGCTCTTCGTTATTATCGTTTATAACCTTATGAAAAGCGCCATCATATATTAGTCTAACATCACCTTCCTTAACAACATGCATCGTTTCATCTATCTTCATGATGCCAGAACCTCGGACAAATATGTAAACTTCTTCTTGTCCTTCGTGTATGTGTCCTGTTGTTTCTTTGCCTGGGTGTAGCAATGTACTACTTACGACTAAATTATTAAGCGTTGTATTATCTTTTACAGTATAAGTGTCGTTCTCTTTTACTATGTCTCCGCCAATGTCACTGATTATTAGCTTTGAACTCTTCTGAGTCTTCGAAGTCTTCAATGTGATACTCCTCTTCTAATTCTAATTCCTCTCCACAAAATGGACAGAATGTTATTTTATAAAAATCATGATCTAACTCATGATTGACGGTGCAAACACCTTCACAATGTACACATTCTACTCTCATTGATCTTTCTCTAGAATAGCTTGTACGCGTGATGTCACCCACTCATTATACTCTGCACCTTGGTGAATAGCATCACGAGCATAGGTATTTAAGTCTTCTGCAGGTAGTTCTTTTTCTTTGTAACGAGTATATCTCATCATAAAGTCGTGATCATTATGTTGAAATATAGCACCAAATGCTGAATTGTCAATCTCAATCCAATCAACATCATCTGGTGTAATACCTGGAATGTGTTTTGTTGGCCTGCCTTCAAACACCTCAAGCATAATTAGTTTAGATCCTACTTTATCACATAATTGTTTAGCCATACTAAATAACATTTCGTCCTCATGGAGGTCTTTCTTTGTAGCAATTCTACTGTTATAGTATTCTATTGTTTTGTCTGTAAATTCATCGCCTCTATTACCTGCAATATGTTTTTTAAAGAATTCAATCCAAGGTCCTACCTTCATATAGTATCCAGGTTTATCTTCAACCTCTATTGTTGTCCATTTAGATGTATTGCCAGTCATAATTACAGCCTTTGGAGCGTGATAATTACATATTAGATTAGTAAGATTATTAAATTGTTCAAAGGTTGCTGTGCCAGACATTCCCATGTTATATACATGCGTTCCTATCTTTTTTTGTAGTTTCTTTGCCATTGTATCCTCGGCCCAAACACCTATACCTTCTATCTGACTAGAGCCTATTACTACTATATAATCATCATGTGGAATGAATAGATCTTGCAATGTCTTCTCATTTCTAAAGCCATCACTATTATATGTGTATGTAATATCTCCTTTAGAGTTATGATATTTCCAATTCTCACCTAGCCTTTCATTTTGTCCATGGTACCAGCTAAAATTGTCAGGGTCCATCCATCTATATACTTTTCCAGGCTCTGTATTTTTTGAAATAAAACCATTATCTCTTCTACTTAGCAAATTTACATTTTCACTCACTTCCAGACGTCTCCCCAATCTCCTTTTAAAGCTCCTCGAGCATAATCTGTAGATCTGTTCTCAAAGAAGTTTGTATGTGTTGGTGCGTTAATCATTTCTTCTACCCATAATAAAGGATTCCTTTTCACCTTAAAAATGCCTCGCATACCCATACTTATAAGCCTTCTATCAGCAATATATCTAATGTATTGTTTAACATCTGCTGGTTTTAAGTTCTCCATATCTCCCATTGAGAATGCTAGATCAATAAACTTCTCTTCTAGTTCTACCATCTTCTCAGCAATATCGTATATCTCTTTCTTAATTTTATCGTTCCAAAGATTCTTATTTTCGTTTACATAAGTTTTAAATAATTGTATCATGGACTCTGCGTGCATTGTCTCATCTACAATACTCCAGGTTATAATTTGTCCCATGCCTTTCATCTTTCCATGTCGTGGGAAATTTAACAGCATAATAAAAGATGAGAATAACTGCATACCTTCTGTAAATGCTGAGAAGGCAGCAATGTTTGTAGCCACAGACTCTGGTGTTCCGTTAGCTGCTGACAATTCCATGAAGTACTCATGCTTATCTGCCATCGTCTGATACTCTAAAAACTCGCTGTATGTACTCTCAGGCATACCTAGTGTTTCGATTAAATGTGCATAAGCAGCTACATGGAGAGCCTCTCTAGCTGCAAACCCTGACAACATCATACGAACTTCTGGTTGTGGGAAATACGGTAGATAGTTATTAATATAACCACCAGCTACATCAATATCTCCTTGTACAAAGAATCTAAATATGTTTGTTAAAAATGCCTGTTCAGGATCTGTTAGTTTGTCTTTCCAATCTTTTACATCTTCTGCCATTGGTACTTCTGTATGTAGCCAATGAGACTGTTCGTGTTTAAGCCATGCTTCATAAGCCCATGGATAATTAAACGGTTTAAAATAATTCCTTTCTTCTGTTAGTTTAGCCTTAGCCACCATGTCTTACCTCTTTGTTATTCGTGCCTGTCCGGAATTACCGTGATCAGTTACTACTATTTCTAAATGTTTGTTATATAATTCTACATGTTCATCGACTGCTTGTATTGTCCCTGGAAAGTGGGGGCCGTAGTCGTCTATGTAAATATAATCTAAATGCTTAAATCTTTCTAAAGCCCATTTATTAGCTTCATAAGTATGTAGCATATCATAATATACTGCTGTCAATGCTGGTTCTAAATTAAAAGTAAATTTATCATCAAATTTAATTTGTTCCTTTCTAAATGTAATATTTGGCCAGCCTTTTAAATTATTTTTTATTTGTTTTTCTTTCTCTTTACCTGATACAACAAGCCCTCTTGCACGCATATAATTTTGCATAGCTCTTAATTGTCCTTCTGATAAACCTTCTACAGTTTCAGGAGGTTCCATATTGCCACAGGAATCAATAGTTACAATTCTCCAATCCATATCATTAGCTTCAAATGTCTCAGCCCAAATAACTGCTGAATGTCCTAATAAAGTTCCTAACTCTAATAATACTCCTTTCTTAGGCCAGCCTGTAACATCTGGAATAGGAAAAGTGAAACCTGGTATGTCTTTACTCTGAACTCTTTTCATTAGTTTAATCCAGGGTCTTTAAACCCAGCTTCTTTAAATGCCCATTCTCTTTCTTTACACCAATAACACTCATTACATCTGCCTCTTATTCTTTCCACGCAGCTATGTGTTATTTCTGATACTTGTTCTAATATACCTAGACCATGTGCAAGTCTTACAATCTTATCTTTAGTCATGTCTGCAAATGGATTAATAATAACATCTTTTGCCTTACGCCCTTGCCATTCTGCATCACTATCCCTAGATAAATTTCTAGGTCCAGGTGTGTGGTACTCACATAAGTCCTCATGA